CGAGGAGTAGAACGCTTGTTCAACACCATGCTGAGGCGAGTCTCAAGTTCTTCGTAGGATTTGAAGTTGGATGGGTCAGTGAACTCCTTGAGAGAGTATTCCTTATTATAAATGTCTTCCAATTCAGCGTCACTGAACCCACCGAGGGTGCCAGGACGATCAAACTCAGACTTATCATAGTTCCAGAACCCAGCAACCTTTGTGATCTTCAGTTTGAAGTCAGCACCCTTCCAGAAATCGAAGGGGTTGATGGGAGTCTCATCTTCAAATTGTGGTTGTGCAGCAGCGACGATCTTGTCGTGGATCTTCTTACCATACTTGTAGAGGAAGACTTTGCCTTCGTTTTCAGGGTGAAGAGGATCACGAACAACATAGATGTTGCTGTAGTAGGACAGTTTACGCTTTTGCTTACGTGCAACCTCCTTGTCAGCATCAATGCCGCTGTTCCATAGTTGACGGTTGAGTTCTCCAACGGGATCCTTCTGACCAAGAGTAGTCAAAGAGTTCTCGATGTACCAACCACCAGGTCCCTGGAATGCATGACTCCAGACCTGTGCCCATGGCAGATCGCCATCCGTCTCGGGCAGGAATCGGATAACAGCATAACCGTTACCGCTCTTGTCAACCTCTGGTTTCCAGAGGCGTTCGTCAACCTTAGATCCACTGGGTTTGTTCATCTTCTCAATAGCAGTGCTAAGGGAAGCGAAAGACGAACCGCTGGACTTCTTAAGTGATGCGAATGACATAATCGTATTCTCCGTATTTGTATTGTGGTGTGTTTGCCACCGTATTATGATGGCATATTATATAGGTTGTGTCAACCCCCCTCATTGAGGATTTCCACTTTCCATTCTTTGAGTTTGGTTTCCATCTGGTCTAGGACCACAGTGAGGTCCATGCCACCAGAATATACCTGAGAGATGGAGTCGATGCGATCCTTCATGTCACGCACCGTGCCATCCTGCTCTTCCTCCTGCACATGGTGTGCTGCTAGTGCCAGACGTGCATAAAACACTTTCTGTTTAGCGATCAACTCCAACGTCTTGTTGATGTGATCCAACCTCTGCTGAGGAGAAAACTCCTGAAGTTTATTACTCATCTTCAGGAGTTCTGTGTAAGTAGTCTGAATATCTTCGAGTTCTGTACGAACTACGTCTGAATCAAAAAAGTCTGTCATAATGGTAACACTCCCCTGCTCGTGCGCTTGATGTAATTCAACTGCTGAGCATTATACTTGATTTTATCTTTAAGTGGTTTGGAAATTAGTTTACTGGCAGTCTCAACCTCAATCTCAAATTCATCACAGATAGATGTGACTGCCTCGATGTAATTGACGAGACCATTAGATTCCTTGACTACTTTCTCAACCAGTGCTGAGAATTTTGCTTGTGTCATAAACTTTTCTTCGATCTCTTTCATTGTATAACCTCGATGTTGAGGTGGGACACACCGTTATAAAAAATGTTTCCTGTTGGAAACCAGTTTGCCGCTACCGTAATTCTATCACAACTCTCCTCGTTTTCGGTTGCTTTGTGACGAATAGTCGGTGGGAAAACAATATATCTACCAGGCACAGTAGGTTCCTCGTGAGTTAAATTGAATGTATCATCCCACTCTTCTGCAGGGAAGGGCCAGATGTTTGTTTTATCATAATAAGGATTAGGATAGTACCACTTGGTTGTACCAGTAGTACCACTCACATAATAATTACTACTCATAAAGCAGTTGGGATGTGTGTGGTTGTAGAACCAATCACCCTGCTTATTTTTGTTTGCCCAGGCAGATACACATACCATCTTGTTAGGTATGCCCATGCTGTGACTTACTTCTACCATACAGTCCTGCATCCAGTCGAATAGGTAACGTAAGTCTGGGTTTTTATAAAGATCACTTCCTCCTGCCCAAATTTCATTAGTATCATTAGGTATGAAAGGAAGTGTTTGCATGACATTATAGATGTCCTCTACCTTATCTTTATCAGGTAGATCAAACTTGAAGAAAGGAATACCTAAGACCTTATCTTCAATCATTTGTTCATCCCTTGTACATAATAACGATACTCCTCGATCCAGTCAATGAGTTTGTTCATGTATGGGATCTTGTCATAACGTTGTTCGACCTGAATCTGTCCATCTTCAGCGACAGATAGTGTCACCAGTTTATCAACCTCAACACCTGTCAATTCATAGTACATGTAAGCGTACGCTGCTTCCTGCACAAAGAACTTCTCCAACCACTCAACTTTCTTCAAAGTCTTTGTAGTCTTGAAGTCAATTACAGCAAGCTCGCCATCAAACTCAGCAATGCAATCAACGCGCCCAGCGATACCAAGGCGAGCAGAGTGAAGAGAGGTTTCAAGACAGTGAATAGGACCAATACGATCAAGAGTCGAACGACTAGCCCTGAAAAGGTAGAGGGGAAAACCCTCGCTTTTTTCAATTTTTTCCAGTTCATTATTAAGATAGAATTCAACGAGTCCATGATATTTTGTGCCGCGCCATGACGCTGCGTTCCTAATCTTCTGTGCCTCGGTAAACCCGACACGCTTTTCCCAGTCTAGGATACCCTGCTTGGACTGATGCCCAACCACGGTGGTAACACTCGGCACCCAAGCACCGTCAGGTAGTTTATAAAATCTACCATGTGGCAGTGTTTGAGATTCCAACTCCGTAATTTCCGTCGCTGGACCGACGTGTGTAAAACTCATAATTTAGAAACCAAGATTAATTTTAGAGATAAGGTATTCTTTCACGAAACCTGAACGTACGATGTCATCGATACCAAACTCTACGACATCAACTGATGGCATAGTCTGCATGATCTTCATGAAGTCTAACACACCATTCTTCTCGTTGTTCTTAACGAGGTCTGACTGTGTGTAGTCTCCAGAGAAAATAATTTTACAGTTCTCACCAACACGAGTGATAATAGAATCAAGTTCGTGAAAGTTTAGGTTAGAGAATTCATCAACAATAATTACACAATCATCCATGGTGACACCACGGATAAAAGATGTGGACCAGAAAGAGATAGTCTCCTGTGCCCTAAGATTATCATACAACATTTCAAACGCATTGTCATCTGGCATTTGGAACATGTACTTAACCATGTTCTTGTATGGAATCTGATACAGGTTACTCTTGTCCTCATGATCTCCTGGTAGGAAACCAATCTCTCTGGTAGGCACCAGAGAACGAACCATGTATACCTTCTGGTATGGTGAGTCCTCAGCAAGGACTTCCTGCAGTGCCAGATACAAACTAATGAAAGTCTTACCTGTACCTGCTGCACCATGAAGAACTAAGTTCTTACCTGCTGCATAGGATTCAAAAACCTGCTCTTGGTTAGGAGTCAGAGGTTCAATCTGTTTCAGATGATCTAGATTGATTGCCTTCTTCCTATAAGAATGTGTCTTCTTAGAGGCAGGGGTTTGTACTTTTCGGTTTGCTCTTTTAACAGGACTCATATCAAGTATAACGAGAGAGGTTGGCACCAGGGTGGTTGGACTGGATCTTAGACATTACTTCTTTGAATCCATCAGACTGTTTAGGTTTGCCGTAGGTTGTGCCTGCGACACCTGCCTCCCAGTCCTTATCCCAGTCGGGGTTATCTTCTTTCCACTGACAATACTCCTTCATGGTCATGGAGAATTCTTTTTTCTCTCCAGTCTTGAGATTTTTTACATTGTAAGTAGGCATTAATCTACTCCTTTATTGTTGTAGTGAACTGCAATAGTCATGAGCAGAGATTGCATCTGCTCCAGAGTGCTACGAATTTGTTTTAACTCATCGTATATAGGATTTTTCTTCTTATGCTTGTGAGTCATTAATCAATCCTTAGGCACGGTTGTAGGTCATCCCAATCTTCAGGACAACCACAATCATCTGGACACCAGTCAAGTGCTTTAGCAACAATAGGGAACTGACAGATGAAGTGTTGCTTGCAAAGGTTAGCAATCTCCATGTGCTCCTTCTGTGTACCGTTAGCAGATCTCAGAGTAATATAATGGATCCATGATCTTACTGATCCTGTCATGTAAAGTCTGGTGGGCGTGTTCAAAGGAAGCACGGCACGAGCACACTCCTTTGCGATTCCTGCTTCAAGGAGTTCTTGATACAGGTGTTGTGCTTGATAGAAATGCTCTTCGATCTTCGCTTCAAACCTAACCTTAGTCATTGCATCAACATCATCGATGCTGTTCTGCCTGTTCTTATGATCCTGTGACCTCAGTTCAGGGACAGCAATGTCACCCAACATACCAGCATCAGCATACCGTTGGGAAAACTCTTGATATGTGAACGAACGGTGCCTCAAAATT